GAATATCTTCAACAAAAGGAATCTTATTATATAACTTAATAGCACCATTAATGAAAGTGTAGAATCCATCTTGTATGCCTATGAATAAACCTTTTATCTTATCCATAACAAATGTAATACCATTCATTATTCCGTCAGTAGTGAAATCAAGATTTGATATGAACTCACCTAGTCCTTCAAAACCTAGTTTCTTAACAACAAATCCTAATATGTCTGATAATAGATTTAATGTTGAACCAATGATAGCGTCAAATACACCACCAAAGAAAGCGCCAATAGCACCTAATATACTACCTGACTCTTTAAATTCTGCTATTGCGTCTTTTATACCTGTGAATAGACCTACAAATGCTTGTATGATAAGACCAACTGGACCTAAAAATCTAACAAACAACTTACCAAAGTTACCTATGGCACCTACACCTGGTAAAGCTTTAAGTAGAGGTGCAACACCACTACCTATTGTTTTAGCCAAGTTTGATATAAATCTTCCCACTCTTAAAAGAGGTGCTGTTATCTTACTAAAAGCACCTGTTATTGTTTTAAAATAACCTGCAGGAAACATCATAGTCTTAAATGCTTTAAGTGATCCTGTTATACTTTTACCTATGTTTGAGAAGAATGCTCTAACTCTTGTTCCGTATGTTTGAACTAACATAGTTGTACTTACAACAAGTCCCCCTACCCCTAGATAACCAGTAGGACTTGACATGATAGTAGCATTTAATTCTTGAAACCCTGGTATCAATGTTTCAAAAAAGAACTCTAATACAGGTGCGATAAGATTTGAAAATTTCTGTGCAAGTTTAACTAACAATAAAGCACCTGTGGCAAGTAATAATATCTTACCTAACTCACCGATTTCTTGTTTTGGTATTAGATTGTCAAATGCGTCTTTCAAAGAAGCAAGTATGCCTTCACCTAAAGGTTTTACATCTTCTCCTTTTACTCCTGATTTTGCACCACCTATACTTCTACCTCTCTTATCTCGTGCAGCTGCCTCTTCTTCTAGTTTCAAGTCTTTACCCATGATCTTAGCCATCAATCTTGATATGCCTGTTTGTTCACCTATTTTATCAGCTACTTCTCTAATATTTTTATCTATACTTGAAAAGAAAGACACCATACCGTCTAGTGGTGATTTCATCTCAGCCGCAATCTTCAACATACCTTTTGAGTTATCTGATACTTTAGATAGTGCTGGAGAGTCTGATTTAAATCCTGCGACTCCGCTCATTCCTGCAAGTGATGGTGTTCCTAATGATGCCATTATTTTCCTTTTGATTTACTTCCTGTGTATAGACCAAACCAAGCAGCACCAGCACCAACAACGATACTGATTAACCCACTTTGTTCCATAGTAGGTGCTTGTAAATTCATATACCATATTACACATTTATATAACAATACGATATAAACTGTTAAGAACAATCTAGGAAATATTCTCCATGCATCCACGGCTCTTGCCATATGAATTATTTTTGCATATGGATTGATACCTAAATCTTTGATAGATGTATCAACTTCCAAATCAACTTGTATCTTTTGTTTTGGTTCTGCAACTTTAACGTCTTCACTCATCTTATTTTCCTTGTTGTTGTCTTCGTTGTTCTTTTTCATTTTCTTCCTTAATATATGTGATTAACATATCTACATATATTTCCCTTTCCCAAGGTAGCATATTCTCTAAATCAGAAAGAGAATAATTATGATGTTGCATTAGAGAGAAATTGATACTATAATAATTCTCTAAACTATCATGTGAAAGGGCTATGCGAAAAAATCGTTTAGTCCAGTTAGTATTATCTCACTCTCTTTTTTAGTTTTCGGATTCTTAACTTTAATAGTATGTTTTAACTTAGGCATAGTATCAAAGAAAGATTGAACTTCTTTAAACTGTCCTGTTGTCAATTGCTCAATAAAATCCGTAACCTCTTTTTTAGTCTGATCTTTAGGGTCATAAGTTTTCTTACCACCTTCTTCATATATTTGCAAAATACAAGCACTAATTACTTCTAACATATTACTAGCATTAATATCTTGTATGCCACTTTCTCTAAATGAATCAATAGTAGGATACTTCATAATTATACCCATATCTTTAGTCAATTCAATCTTATTAGTATGTTCGTCACCAACTTGAACTTTGACCTCATTTAAATCTAATTCTACATCAGCATAAGTCTTACCATCATCTGGACAAAGTACTTTAATTTTAGAAACTTCACCAACAGACTTTGATCTTATCTGTAAGAAAATGTATTCAACATCAAACATGGGTAAATCACTCATATTTACTTTATTGAAAGTACACTCACTCACAATGTCTTTTACTGCCTGAACAATATCAGCATTCTTTTTGCTTTCCATTGCCATCATAAGTATCTTTTCTTCTCTTACTAAAAACGGTCGATACTTAATCTTTTCATCCGTTGATGGTATTTCCAACTCATATGTTGGAGTTGTCAGTTTAGGTAGTGCCATAATATTTTCTCCTTATTATATAATTATTATGTAAATGGTGGGAAAACTTTCCCCTTAAATATTCTTCCAATAGGGTTTAAAACTGTTCGCCCTTGTTGAAATATATCTTTACCTGCTCTTTTTAGACTAGGTGGTAACCTATCTATTATACCAGGTGTTCTTGCCTTAATATTAGCTGATGTCTGCATAGCATGACCGAAGTCTATACCTGTCGTTTCTGTACCCATATTACGCCATTGTTTGTATGCGAACTCAACTGTTATCTTTTGTATTTCATTTGCTTTGCCATAGCCATATTCTACTGCACCTATCGTAGCAGGATATACATCCATAGCCTCAATAGCATAAGTAGGCATATCTCTATCTTGCTCACTATCTGCACCTAATTGGTATATATGCATTTTACCAACATAGTCATCATAATAGTTTGCTTCGTGTCTTATAGGATCTACACATAGATTTTGCCATGCTTCCATAAATTGTCTTTCTCTCATATACTTATCTGCATAAAAAGTTGCTGCTATATTACCCTCGTAAGTGTGTGTTTGAACCATTTGTCTTTTAACATCTGTTCCATAAGTGACTTCTTGTTGTAGTAAATCTCTACCAGGCATTGTAACAGTATCACAATGAATATTAACTTGTCTTCCAATAGTTTGTGTTAGTTGATTTAATACTCTACCACTAGAATTAAAATTAACTTGACCGTCACCGTTATACATCTCATTATCAAGTGTTTGACCATCTCTATTTGTAGTGGCATTTTGCATTTTAATTGCTTGTCTTAAAGCAGAAGGTGGAAATATTCTTATAGCATATTTTGCTGGTCTAGCATAACCCTCTGCTGAAGCCATCGCTGCTCTAAAACGACCAATAGTATTCTCGGTATTTTGTTGTCTTTTAAATCTAGGGTCTCTATCCGTCTTGTGATAAGCACTAGATTTAAAATCACCTCTTGATATACCACCTCGTATGTCAAAAGGACCTAATCTTTTACCTGCTCTAAATATTGCCATTAGTACGGACTTCCTTTTCTAAATCTTGCAACAGGTAGAAATATTGCAATCGCCATTTCATCTGCTGGTATGTTCAAAAATGATGTTCTAACATGATTGAACAAATAATGTTTTGCTGTCTTTTTCATAAACGTATTGTTTCGCCAACTAATATTATATCTTGTTTTCTTATCAAATCTACTATCACTAGCATCCCCTGCTAGACTTCTTAAAAATGCCACTCTTGCACCAGGTGGTAGATAGTGAAAATTTAATCCTATAAAACCTCCTTTTGCTGGCTCTAAAGGTAGTATCAAAGGAAAACTATCATAGTAAGGTAATCTATCTTTGTGTTTAGGGTCATAACCAAAAAGATTCATAATACCATACTTTGGTCTTAATGTTGCTTTACCTTTGTTTATCAAACTTCTTGCACCAGGTGTAGTCATTGACGCTACTTTTTTTCTATACCAGTCGTATGACTTCGGACCTGTTGTCTTATCTAATATCTTATCAAATACTGTTGCCATACTACTATTTATATAGGTTTATAGATCGTAATCAATTCTTCTTTACCCTTGACTTTGATCTTATCTACTTCAATCGACTTGATATTCTCTAGTTTTTCTTTAGTAAATGATGAGTATAATACAGGTGTTACCTTACCATTTTCGTCTTTGTAGTTTCTTGTAGTTGCCTCTAGTCTTGCAGCTAAATTTACTGCGTCACCTATAACAGAATAATCTAATCTCATTTCACTACCCATATTACCTACAATACAAATACCTGTATTGACACCTGATCCTATATTGATATCAGGTAGACCTTTTGCTTTAAATTCTGCTTTTATCTTATCTGTTTCTACGGCACACTCGATAGAAGTTTTGACTGCCATTTCAGCATGATTAGGACAATCAAGTGGTGCATTCCAAAATGCCATAATGCAATCACCCATGTACTTATCAATTGTACCACCATTCTGCAATACTATTTTGCTCATACGATTTAGATAATCATTAATGACTTCTACAAGACCTTCAGGATCATCTTTGTTTTTATAGTATTCAGAAATAGGTGTAAATCCTACAATGTCCATAAACAAGAAACTCATTTCTTTTCTTTCACCACCTAGTTTTAACTTCTCAGGATTCTTCACAAGTATTGCGACTTGTCTAGGGTCTAGGTACTTCTCAAACTGTTTTCTTATTTGTTGTTTTAATTTAAACTCTTTGATGAAACGATTAAATGTACTATGAAATCCTACAATTGTCAAGCAAATAATTGCCCAACTTACATCTGCCAATATAAGATATTGACTGAATAGGTAGTGTGTTGAATATAATAGTATAACATATAATCCTACAAATGTCAAGCCTAAAGTGACATATGAGAAGTAATTAGCAGCAAGTATTATAACACATCCTATTAAAAATGCAAGCACTAATTCAACTAAAAAACTGATATCGATTCTTTGTATATTCTTTCCGTCTAATACTGTTTGTAGTGTATTAGCAGTTATCTCGTACATATATTTCTCACCTAGTGGTGTTGCAACAATAGAATTTAATCCTTCTGCTGTAGGTGCAATGATAACTGTCCTACCTTTAAACTTATTCGCTTGATCTATGTCTGCTAAACTAATTGTATCGTACTCTTTGTTCCATCTTAACCATATACGAGCATGAGGATCTGTTTTGATTATAGAGAAACCTGGTACTCTCAATGCAATGATACCACCTTGACCTGCCTTAACTTGATAACTAGGGGCACCTACAGCAACTCTTATGACTTCGATTGCCATAGCAGGATATGTTTCATCACCTATCTTCATTATCAAAGGTATTCTTCTTACAACACCATCTATCTCTGGTACTGTATTCACAACACCTACACCACTTGCGTTCTCACCTAATAGAGGAATCGGACCTAACATACCTGGCCAACTGAATAACCATGGCATAGGGTCATTCACTTTTGCAACACCTCTCGGTACTGCGTTCTTATTTGTTTGTGTTGTTCCGACTTGTGATATGACTACACCGTATTGTAAGACCTGTGCTAATTCATTGTCACCACCTAGTCTATCTTCTTCACTAAACAATATAGGTAATACTATTATACCGACTTCTGCTTCTCGTAGTTTTATAATGATATCGGCAAGT